GCAATACCCATCAAACCATCCAACATTTTTGCACGAAGGATAGGGGGTAAGTAGTGTAGGTTCAATCCAACGAACCCACCCTTTGCAGGCCCAACTACGATAACCAAAGGAAACACATCATAGTATGGTAGTGTATCTTTGTGTTTTGGATCATAGAAAAACATCTGCATAGAACCCACAATCTGTTTGCCACTCTTACGCAGTGGTTCCTCATCCATCAATGCTTCACGATTTATGGATCGTAAATTCTTTGCTTTCTTCATGAACCACTCACGGGATTCTTTGGTACGGGGTGTAATACCCGCACGAAATGCCTGTAGTTCTAGTCTGTTAAAAATATCTGACACAAGTGTTCCTCTAATAACTGCTTTTATTTATATGCTTTTTTAGATTTTCTTGTAAATGGTTTTAGCGGTTTTGTTGATTTGGGAAGTATACCCATCTTAGACAACTCTTTTTCTGTCCATATCTGGAAGTGCCAACCACGATTCTTTGCATATTCATCTGCAGCTTCCCACTTGTTTTGGTTCTTCACAAAGGTGAATGCCTCGTTGATAAACCTCTTGGTTCGACGTGAACCTGTAGGTGGATTAGTTTCTTTATATGGTTTGATCTCAACTAATACAGTTTTACCGTCTGTGTATTCAATAACCAAGTCCATGAAATATCTGTGATACCTCTTGTCTACCTCATATAGATATGGTATAATAACCTCTTCACTACCCCATCGTTTTACTTTGGGGTTATCATCGCACCATTTAAATGCATGTTTCTCCCATAGAGAACGATAGATGACATTGGAATGGTCACCCATATACTTGTTTTTGTTTTTTACTTTATATTTTCCTGAATATGCCATATAAATAAACACAGAAGATTTACAAACTATTTATCAGGATATTTAAATGCAATTTCCAGAAAAGATCGAAGACCGTCTAGGGTACGTGTCCTTTAGTGTTGCTGGTGGTGGTGGATCACAAGGTGGTGGTCAACCACAAGAGAATCCAGATCAAGAGGCAGCCGAGAAAAGACTTGAGAAACAAGTTGAAGATGGTGATGCGGATGCTGAAGATGTACAAGAGGCAACGGGGAAAGAAAAGGAACAGAGTTTCCTTCAGAAAGCAGTAAGCACAGTAAAAGATGTTTCGGACGCCATTAGTAATGTTGGTGATGCACTCAATGATGTTCTTGATTCATTCAACGGTAATCAACCCGCAGTAAAATCTATAAAGAGAGGTACTGCTAATCTAGTTGCACCCGATGGACAAGTCGTACTATATTTACCGGCTGGATTCCAGATGAACGAAGGTGTACAATACGATCAGTCAGATTTAGGTATTGCTGGTGCGGGTGCTGAAGCTGCTATAAATGCTGGTGGTAATTTAACAGATGCACTTGCTGGAAGTGCAACAGGATTCTTAGATGCATTGAAGTCAGATGTAGGAAGTCCACAGGCAAGACTCGCCGCTTTAGAAACTGCAAAACGTGCCGCTAAATTGGATGCTGGTATTGTTGCAGGCGCACAGTCAGCCGCTGGTGTAACAGTGAATCCTAACCAAAGGGTTCTATTCAAGAGAGTCAACATTCGAGAGTTTGCATTTAACTTCACGTTGGTTCCCGTTAGTTCTGGAGAAGCTGCAACAGTAAATCAAATGATCAATTTCTTTAGACACTATTTGTATCCTGAACCAATAGGTAATGAGATCAAGGTAGGTTACAAGTTCCCTGAAAAATTCAATATCAAGGTGGGTAGTTCACTAGGATGGAATGCTCCCGAAATCAAACCATGTTATTTACGAAATGTCGCAGTAACATATAACCCAAATGCAATTGCATTCCACGAAGATGGTAATCCAGTTGAGACTCAATTGTCTCTTAACTTCGTAGAGGCAGCTGCACTAGACAGAACGGATGTACCATTATGAGATATATGCAACAGTTACATGCGATCCTTTATAAGTTTGGTAACGAAGTTAAACCAGTATTTTTTCCGGAACTAAACTCTTACGTAGATATTCTAGATCAACTGAAAGTAGATCAAGCGTTCTATGAAGATTATACTATTCTCTCTGGTGACAGACCGGACATAGTATCAAATAAATTGTATGATAGTCCAGATTACTACTGGACATTTTATATGTTGAATGATCACTTGCGTGAGTCTGGATGGCCTATCAATCAAGAGAAGGTGCGTGACAAAGTAAAAGAGAGATATCCTCATCGTACAGTCACATCTAAACAAGACTTCACAACTAAACCATATGATTTTCCAGTTGGTAGAGTAGTCACGGGTTCTGTATCAGGTACAGTCGGTAAGATCATTCGACGCATTCCTGAGTTGGGTCAATTGATTATTGATACAACCAATACCGTACTTGATAAATCAAGAACATATACTGTCGATGTAAAAGAGACAGGGTTTGCTGAAGTCGAAGTAGAAGACTCTTTCCGTGAGACATTTCATAGTGTAAGTTTATGGACATTCTTCCGTGATGGTGTCATTATCGATTCGACGATTGAAAGATCACTTGATGCGTTGAAGAAAAAAGCAACCTTCCAAAACATTCCGTTTGTTGAGGGTTCAACTGTTACTGTCACAGCAAGTTATTTCGAAGGTAATCCACTAGATAACAACTTTGGGCCTACTGAAGATATCCGGTATGTCGATGAGACTACTGGTATCACTATCGCCTTAGAACTAGTAAAAGAATCAGAACAATACAATGCCGTGCATCATTACGAAAGAACAACATACGTTGCTTTTGATTTAAATACGGTCTCTAACATCTTGACAAGTTATGACAAACAAGAGGCAATAAACGCAGTAGAGGATGCTGAGAACGCTGAACTAAGAATAGAAAAGGAACGAATAGGTATCGATCCATATACTCAAGTGGTTCCGTCTGGCGCTCTTCCTGTTACTGTACGTGAACATTATGAAAACAAGAATAATGAACTCAAACAAATAAAGGTTCTAAAAAAAGACGTTATTGAAGACGTAGCGAAAGAAGTATATAAGAAATTACAAGAAGTGATCTAACATGACACAAAATCTTAACGCACAGGATTTTAAATTTAATTCCGTGACACTTACTCCGTCACGTGGAAAGACTCAAGACCTTACATTCGTAACGTCTGAGTATGAGGTGTTTGAAGATATAACCAAACCTTATTGTACTGGTACTATTCTTGTGCAAGATCAAAACGGTTGGGTCGAAACAATGACCTTCATGGGTACAGAAAGACTAACTGTCGTTGTACAAGTTCAGGATGGAAGTGAGATTCCCAGCGGGCCAGAGTTTACAAAGAATTGGATTGTACACTCTATCGAACGTGCTATTAAAACAGGAGACGCAGATGCAAAGTCGGAAGCATATGTTCTCAATCTGATTGAAGAACACGCATTCTCCAATAGTGCAAAAAAGTTTAGTAAGGTATATCAGGCGAATTACAAAGGTGCAATTCAAGCTATCTGTCAAGAGGAAGCTGGAGTACCAGTAGATACAAGTCGGGCTGGTGATCCAATTCAAAAACAGTGGAAAGCAATTGTACCTTACATGCACCCACTTGAAGCGGCAGAATGGTTTAGATCAAGAATGAGTACAGCAGATGGGTTACCTTTTCTTCTGTATGGAACACTATACAATGACAACATTCGTCTTGCATCATTAGATAAGTTGTTAGCAAAACCACCATTCAATCCTAGTAGGTCAGAAGCCTTTGTTTACTCAGGTTCTAATGTAAACTTCGAGGAATATAAAGAGGCGTATGGTGGTAGATTTAGACAAGTAAAAGGAATACGTGCAGCTAAAATGACTCGTTCTTTTGAACAACTCATGACCGGAACAGTTGGTTCTGCGTATGCCATGACGGAATTAGACGAAGCAAGAATACAAGGCGATGTACCTTTCCAATATAAAATTACTGATGTATTAGGTGAGATACCCGTTGATGGTGTGCAAAATGTGTATGATACTAAGTTTTCTACTCCGATAGGCCCACCACATTTACAACCCAATAGAATGTATCATCAAGCAGTCAACAAGAAAACGTTCTATCCAAGTGATAAGTTTACTGTGCATTGGGAACCTGATAAAGCCATGCACAAAAACAAATTAAAAACTAATTCAGTATTCAAAATGATGCAGAAAAATTCTTATGAGGTGACTGTCAGTGGACGTGATATCTCTGGTAAAAGGATTGGAGTAGGTGATAGGATTAATATTCAAATTCCAGATAATAGTATTGAACAGGAATCTGGTGGTGATAAATTAAAGAGTGGATTTTTTATGATCATCAATAGTAGAAATGTATTCAAACAAGATGGTGGTGCTGGTGGTGGTGCTGGTCTACACACTGCAACTCTGAATGTCACAAAGTTCAATGAAGGGCCTGTTCAGTTATGATTTTACCTAGAGCAATACCTACAGAATTTTATGGTGACCAGACACGTTGGTTTACCGCACTTGTTATCGATGCAAGGCCACCAGAGGGACAAGGTCTTGAGGGATACGTGCGTATTCGTATTCATGGTGTACACTCACCTTCACTCAAAGATATTCCAGAGGCAGATTTGCCTTGGGCACAAGTATTGATTCCTACAACAGAAGGTGGTACATCTGGACTTGGTGCGACACCAAGAATAGAAGCGGGTGCATTGGTCATTGGATTATTCATGGACGGTAGAATGTCTCAGGTTCCAGTTGTATTAGGATCATTACCTGTTACTACCTTCAAGACACCAATACAATTAGGATACGATCCTATTACTGAAGATACAGCAGGAACCGATGATGTCGCTGCTGAGATCAATCTAGAAAACGTCGAGAACGAAAATACAGGCGCCATTACCGAAGATATAAGAGAAGCAAGACAAGAAGAACTTGTGAAGGACATGTTGAGAAATGGATATGATGTAGAAAAGGCAATCTCTGTCACTGCAAGAGCAGACATACGATCTGGTATGGTAACTGGTGAATCTGAAGGACAAGGTGGATTTGGTATTGATAACTTTGCTGGTGAAAGACTTGAACAACTAAAACAGTTCAGTCCAGAATTTCAAAACTATGATACTCAAGTTAAGTTCTTAGCACATGAACTAAATACAACACGAGCACAAGAACGTGTAACTATGGGTAATTCATTAAACAAACAAGCAGAAGCATTAGGTTCAGATGCAACCGAAACAGCTGCGATTAAAAAGAAACAATTAGCATTGTGTGACATACATGGTGGTGGATAATGAGTTATAGAAATGACATAGAAGCCGAATTAAATATCAAGAATAGTATCAACAGTGCTAACACCGAATTACAAACAACTATTGAAAAGGTTCAACAACAAAAGTTAACACGAGATGTTACTACACTTGGACAGGCAGCTGGTGATGTACAGGGCGGATTTAAAAGTCTAACAAACGCAGTAACCGGAAAGGGTGAATTTGAATCTAAAGGTACTGCGTTAAACGAAACCACCGAAGACATTAAAGGAATCGGTGAGAAGTTTGATCGGGCTGCAACAGAAGTAAACCACTCTGCAAAAACAATATCTGGACTCTTTGGAGATTCTTCTGAATCCGGTAGTATTATGAATGCAATTAGTGGTAATGATTCGGCTGCACTATTAGATGCGTTGTCAGGCACAAGTGCGGTAGAGGCAGTCGGTGGTGACATCGCTGGAAAGATTGCTGGTATTATTTCATTACTAACTGGACTAGGTGCAATGTTGGATGGACTCAGTGCACAGGGTATTGGTGGTAGTGGTCTGGATGCGTTGGGTAAAACTGGTGAGACTATGGCAGGAAAAGCAGGCGGTCTCATGGGTACTCTAGAAAATGCAACTGGTAGTCTGGGAGCTATTTCTAACGCAACGAGTTTATCAGAGTTAACGGGTACAGTGCAGAACTTTGCTAATGATATAACAAGTGTTGCTACTGAAGTGAGTGGTCTAAAAAATTCACTTACGGTTGATGGTGTAGTAAAAGATTTTACTGGAAACCTACAAACCGATGCTGGTGGCAACTTAACCGAACTTGGTAAGTCGTACCAAGATGTTAGTAGCACGATAAAAGACGTTGACGGACAGATAAAAGGTATAAAAAATACATACGATCAAACTGTAGGTGATATACAAGGTGGTATCTCAACTGTTCAGGGTGAAGTGCAAAAGGCAAAGAACTTCGTCGGTGATGTAACAACAGGCGGTGGTATTCTTCAAGACCTCAGTGAGAATAGAACTGGACAGGCAGGAATCAAAGTAGATCAACTTACTGGTGCTATTAATCTTACTAACACTCCGCTTAGTATCAAACCAAGTGGACAGAACAGTTTATCGACTGCAAATAAATCACAAGTGATATCAAAAGCACAAAGTGGTAGTCCTGTACAGTTTGCACAAGCATGTCAGACAGTGGCAGAAAACCAAGTTGCGATTGACAATGACATAAAAAAGATTCTATCCAAACAAAAGGGTTTTGGTAATACAAGAGAACTCGTTGAAAGTGTAAAGACCGAAGCAAAGGCACAAGGCATCAAGAAAGATTTAATTGATGACTTTGAAAAGGTCTTTGGTGTTGTTGAGATTGGTATGGGTCAAGTTGATACCACGGTTCATAATCAATTGAAAAAACCTAAAGATAATATTTACGATCAAACGTTCTCTATCGATGCGTATCCACAAGAGTTTGAGACCTTTGCTAAGTTTGAGACTGGTATCATATCGAGTACCAATAACCCAGATAATCTCAAGAAACCAGTGGTCTTTCAAACGTGTGATAGTAAAGAAGAATTACTTACAGAGATGCGACAGTTTAAACGTGATATTAAAACAGTCATTGTGCATTCAACAGAATCATTTAAGAACCAGAACTTGACCGCAGAGATGTTGAACACAGAACATAAGGAAAACGGATTTGACCACATACAATACCATTTCATAATTCGTAGAGATGGTACAATACAAAGAGGTATTCCTACAACACTATCATCTAAACTTGATCCAAAAGAATTTAGAGACAACTCCGTCAACATCGCATTGGTTGGTGGTATTGATGCGCCCAGTGGAACAGAAGCACCGAATAGTTTTAGATCAGGTTCTTCTTTCTCAAGGGCACAGTTTACAACACTAGACATGTTTTTCGATCTATATTATAAACTATTCCCCGGCGGTAAGGTGTATGGACACGGAGAACTTGTCGAGGGATATAACGATCCATACTTTGATGTCAAGGGATACGTGTTAAGGAAATTTAGGAAAACAAGATAATGGCAAAGAAAACAGAAGCAGAACTAGGTACAGTTGCTGGCGGAGAAGGAACCAGTTTATACGGTTTCCAAGACCCGACAGGAGAGTTTCCTCGTGAAAAATATGCCGACACTAACGAAAGTTCTATAAACAGAGCAGCACGTGGTGCTGGTGGTGTGTCCGAAGAAAACATACCGAATGATCTAACTATCTCCGCATCATTCCCAAACATTGATCTGGGACTAGAAGAGAACGGAGAATCGGTTACAGGTCGATCCAAGTATCCATACAATAAAGTACAAGAGACATACTCAGGTCACGTGATTGAGATCGATGATACTGAGGGTAACGAACGTATTCTTATCAGACACAGAACGGGGTCTGGTATTGAAATGCGTAAAGACGGAACAATCTATATCAGTGCAACACAAGACAGATACGAAACTGTTGCGGGTAATAATAAAATTATTGTAGAAGGTAATACAGAGATTGCGTACGAAGGTAACGTTGACATGTGGGTTGGGGGTAACTTCAATCTAGACATTGGTGGCAACTACAACATCAAAACCAAAGGTGATAAGAAAGAAAAGGTTGCAAAGAATCACCAGCATGTTACTTCAGGAAACTCAGAGTATACTACAAAAGGCAACTCTAACATTGCAACAATGGGTATCGCTACAGACGCAGCTTTGGGTGATCTACGTAAGACTATTACAAAAGGAAAACAAGAGATATCAGCAGAAGGTGCTATCGATCTAGTATCTGATACACAACTTCTATTGTCTGGTCAGAAAGAAGCAGTCATGGTATCTCAAGCATGTAACATTTCTGGTATCACTGTATCTGCACTTGGTATGAAAGGAACATTCGGTGGACAAACGTGTGACTTTATCGGTAAATCATTTGGAGGCCCACTAGGCCCTCAACCATTATCCGGTGCATGTTTTTATGGATCGGTAATCGGTACAGCGTCTGGTGCAGTTCAAGCACAGACTGCTGTCATGGCAACAAAAGCCGCAGTCGCTGGTTCTCTTGGTGGTGGGGGATTTGGATTACCACCTATTCCACCCGCACCTGTGCCTATTCCCCCTTCAGGGCCGCCACCGATTGCACCTATCGTAGGTCTTCACCTTGCTGGTGGAGCATATGCAATTCGTACCGTAACAATCGATGCGGGGGGTGTACTCAAGTCCAAGATTCTAAATCATGAATCTTATGGTGGTGTCTTCAATGATGGTGAACCATCTACAGAAGAGGCAAGACAAGCAATGCGTGATCCAGCAAACAAAGAAAAACTTGCGGGAGACATGGCGGTTGATGGTATTATCAGTGACAGTTACAACGAATCTGTACCAGAGTCTATAGGCAGAACTTCAGGTAAAAGTACAAAAGATCAGTTTGGAACTAAACCTGTGGGTAACACGACTGAGAACTCTGGTAAGAAATACACTGTCGAAAATGATCCTATCTACACAAAGAAGGTTGGTGAGAAATTGACACAAGAAGAACTATTGAGAGCGATGGGGGGTGGTTAATGATATACTTAGTTGACCCAATTTATAATCCAGATAATTTAGATAATAGAACTATTACCGGACAAACCAAATTAAGTAAGAGTTATAAGATTGCAACTTTTCTAGGATATGGCGCATCTGGTCTAGATCATATTCCGTTTGGTGAAGATCGTGCACAGATAGCACGTAACTTAATATTACATGCAGATATCATGTCAATGGTAAATCATGACAAAGACTTTTTCAAAGATGTCAAGATGAAAGTATCAGAAGGACTATACGAAAAAGGCCCTACTGAAACACTTGGTGGAGATAATATTTTTAAGTTTGATGGACGTATGGTAGGGTATCAGGTTTACAACGGAACAGGTAGACTTGATCTCGAAAGAACTTTTGACGTTGCAGCTTTTATAAAAGACTATGCACGATATGATCGTATTGTTTTGGATTATGACACATACAACCAAGACAAGTCATTGACCGCAACAATATTAGTCAAGGTTCCGATGGTTCCTAGTACATATGATATGACCTTTGAAAGAAATATTGAAACTCAATACAATGGAAATATTATTTCCAAAAATGAGTTGGTAGAAGTTCTAGCTAATTAGTATAAATAGAATTAGTATAACACAAGAGAACTAAAATGGCAATTAGACGAGCACTTTCAAGAGAAGATGGAAATCTAGATTCCGTAACGTTTGCTACGACAGCAAACCGACAGAACTTAGATATCGATCTTGCTTTCGGTGCAAGACCAACCACAGGTGATGTGTTTAAAAAGAGAGAAGCAGAGGCAGTAAAACAATCTGTTCGTAATCTCTTAACCACAGGAAAGTTTGAGAAACCTTTTCAACCTAACTATGGTGCGGGTCTGTATGAGTTCTTATTTGAACTCGACACTGTATATGATGGTGAAGCAATTGTCAACAATGTAAAGGAAGCAATACGTGTGTATGAACCTAGAGTCGATCACAAGACTCTTGAAGTCATACCAAGAATACTTACTGATCATAACTCTCTGCAAATAGATATTATTTTTAGAGTAATAAATTCAGGTGAGACAGTAGAACTCACTACGACATTAAATAGGTTAAGGTAAATGGCAACCACAATACAATCATCCAGTCTTGATTTTGCGAGTATCAAGAATAATCTAAAGACTTACTTGCAGTCAAAAGAAGAATTCAAAGATTATAACTTTGAAGCATCTGGTCTGTCTAATATCCTAGATGTACTTGCGTATAATACTCACCTCAATGGTTTGACTGCGAACTTTGCCCTTAACGAGTCATTTATTTCTACTGCACAATTACGTAGTTCTCTAGTACAACTATCAGAAGCAATCGGATATATTCCAGATTCTAAAACTGCATCTAGTGGTATTGTCAAAATGGCAATGAACTTATCTAACGTTGTAGATCGTGAAAACACAATCTCAATTGCAACTGGATATAAGTTTACCGCAAAAGTTGATACTCGTAACTACACATTCCAAACACAAGAAACCCTAACTGCAACAGATGACGGTGCGGGTTATTATCAATTTAAAACACTAGACGGTGACGAAAAGATTCCTGTAAAGGAAGGTCAAGCAAAAGTCAGAACATTCATTGCTGGTGACAACGAAGAAAATGCGTTGTATATTATACCAGATAAAAACATGGATATCAACACTGCAATCGTAAAAGTTTTTGAGAACACCTCAACTACTTCCTTTGATACCTACACAAGTATTGAAAAGGCAACTACGATTAGTGAACAGTCAACACTGTATATTTTAAAAGAAATGCCTAACGGTTACTACGAATTGTCATTCGGTAACGGAACTACATTAGGTAAAACACCGCCTGCTGGTGGTAAAATTGTAGTTGAGTATCTCGCAGTAAATGGTGCAGCTGCTGATAACGCATTGGTATTTGAACCAACCTCAACAATTAAGATTACTGAAAACGTAAATAGAACACCTGTGGTCACAACTTATACTAAGTCTGTTGGTGGTGGTGAAAAAGAATCAATCGAATCTATGCGTAAGAACGCACCGTTCCAATATGCAACACAAAATAGAATGGTAACCTTTGCGGATTATGAGTCACTTATTCTCCGTAACTATTCAACACTGATCAAAGACATATCAAGTTGGGGTGGAGAAGATAATCTTAAACCTGAGTTTGGTGTGATATTCTCATCTATTGTTTTTGAGAATGGTATATCAGAAGCTCGACAGGCAGTAACTAAAACTGGTATCCAAGACCTCGCTGCTCAATTAGGTGTCGCTACTTTTGATATCAAGTTTACTGATCCGGTTAAGACATTTGTAGAAACCGAAATATTCTTCAGATTCAATCCCGCACTTACAACACTTTCTGTTAACACTATTCAGGAAAATGTACGTAATGTGGTAAATAGATACTTTGAAGATAACACAGGTAAATTTAATCTAGCATTCCGTAGATCAAATCTATTGACTCTGGTCGATGACGTAAGTCCCGCCGTATTATCTTCTCGTGCAGAAGTAAAGATGCAACAAAGATTTGCACCATCCTTGTTAGTAGAACAAGACCACAACTTTAAGTTCCCTGTAGAGATTGCATCTCCGGATGATGTGAACTTCAGAATTACTTCTTCTACATTCACATTCAAGGGTCAGAGTTGTCAGGTAAGAAACCAATTGAAGAGTAATAAACTACAAGTTGTAAACCTCTCGACAAACAAACCTATCGTAGATAATGTTGGATCATACAACGCAGCTGCGGGTGAGGTTAATATTGTTGGTCTACAGGTTGATGCAATTGTCGGTGGTGGTAATAGTATTAAACTTTCAGTTGTCCCTGCCAACCAATCAGTCATTAGACCACAAAGAGAATATATTTTAGAACACGATCAAGCGAGATCAACTGCACGTGCAGTGGACACGGATGCTGACTACTAATGTCTCATTTAGTTGATAGAACACTCATTGACATTGGAAGACGTGAACCCAATGTTCGTGAATACGTAGTAGAGGATGCACTTTCACAACATATCGTTGAGAGTTATCCTAAGTTCGTATCGTTCCTGAAACAATACTTTCAGTTTGAAGAGACCGATAGTTCTCCTTCACATCTGATTCAGGAACTATTTTATACACGTGACATATCGCAGATGGATTTAGACCTTCTTGCGTATGTAGAAGATGAGTTGCTTCTTGGTGAATCCTACTTTGAAGGGTTTACAGATAAAAGAGCAGCTGCAAAATATTCGAATACTTTGTATCGAAGTAAGGGTACTAAATATTCAATACAACAGTTTTTTAGAACGTTCTTCAACATTGATCCTGATATCGTATACACGAAGAGACAGATATTCAATGTAGGAGAATCTAAGATTGGTGCAGAATCTCAAAGGTATATTACCGATGACAAACTGTATCAACAGTATGCACTTCTGGTAAAGAGTGAACTCTCTGTATCGAAGTGGAGAAAACCATACAAACTATTCGTGCACCCTGCTGGAATGTATTTGGGTGCAGAGGTACAACTTGTAGGTCTGGTCGATCTGGATATTCAGAATCAACCAAACCCCGGCGTTAAGGATATTCCAGAGTTCGAGATCGAAAGTTTCGCAACTATGGCTCCACGTGGTATTACAAGTGCTACCGCATTGTTTGACTTTAACGCACCAGACGGGACAGGACAATTGTTTAGAGCAAATCTGGGATCGGAATCAACATATCCGAACCCCGGCGGTAATGATCTTATCGACGTACAAGACAGACCAATCAGCGAACTTCATGGTCTGTACTCTACTATTGGTGAGTACCTTGAGGTTGATGCACCGACATTTGACGAAGATACAGATGATAGTGGATCAGCAATGGGTCTTTCAAGTCTTGAGACTATTGACCAAGACAAGTTTGATTGGGTGGATTCGGATAATATTGCGAATCTCGACGAATTATTTGATTCAGATTATAACAAGAATCTGTAATACTAGTATAAATAGATGCATAAGTTTAGGAAACTAAGATGACAAGACAGGTTTTAAATAGAGGAACAACGGCAAATGACGGAACGGGTGATACCCTTCGTGCCGCTGGTCTCAAGATAGAACAAAACTTCCAAGAGATTTACGAGAAACTTGGGGGAGATAGTTCTGTCCTAATGCCTTTGATCTCCTTCGATAGTGATCACATTATCTTCGAAGGTAATACAGTAGACGGGAATGAAACTTTTGTAGGTGTAGAGAACCCTACAGCAGATCGTGTTATATTATTCCCCGATTATACTGGTGAGGTAACAGTAGACTCAGCAACACAAACCATTGCCAATAAAACTGTTCTTACAAGTTCATTAGTACAACCAGAATTAATGGACAGTGAAGGCGCATTGTTCCAGTATACTGTCATCGCACAAAAGGTAACTGCTGATAGAAATATCAATCTACCTTTGTTAACAGATTCCGATGAGTTTACGTTCAACGATCATACTCAGACATTAAACAACAAGACACTAAATGCACCTCTCTTAAATAACCCTAAGATTGGTACAGAGTTACAAGATAGTGACGGTAATCAGTTATTTGAATTTATTTCAACTTCTGGTGCAGTAAATCACTTTAAAGTAACTAATGCAACAAACAACAATACACCTGTGCTTTCTGCTGTAGGTACAGACACTAATATTGACTTGGGTCTAGAAGCAAAAGGAACTGGTGGTGTTGAGATTCAAAGTAAACTGAAGTTGTCATATCAGATAGTTACATCTAATGGTGCGGTTGATTTAACCAAACCTGTGACATTCTTCAACTCAGGTGGAGCGGTATCATCTACAATGGCAGATGGAACCGAAAGGGGAGAGATTAAATATCTCATAAATCAGAACAGTGGTACAGCAACAGTTACACCAAGTAACTTGCAGAATAACTCTACAATCACACTTGCGATTGATGAGTCCTGTACTCTATTGTGGGGTGGAACTTCATGGATACTACTGAATACTGGTGGAGATTCCGCCGGTGGAATATTAGCGTAAATAGGATAAACAAATGGCAGCCGTAGTTTTTGATCAACAAAGAAAGAATTCGATTAAGGATATTCTCCTTGATATTAAGGACTCTGATAATTATTATTTTGCGGGAATAGCTCGTTCTCAAGAATGGAACGACTCAGACGTTGCCCCTACTCCAAAGAATACTTTGAGAGATGCTAGACTTGCACGTGAGGCAACACAGTCCATTAAAAATATTACAGACCAAACGTTTGTAATTCCTCGTTACAACTGGACATCTGGTGCGGTTTATAACGCATATGATGATGACCAACAGGGATATCCAACCAACTCATATTATATTATGAACTCTAACCAGCAGATTTATATTTGTCTACAACAAGGTAAGACTAACGCTAACCCACCTCAAGTTGTTGCATCAACAGTACAACCGACTGGTAACACCACAGGTGAAGCATTCCGAACTGCTGACGGATACATGTGGAAATTTGCATATTCTATTGGTGCTCTGAAGGCATCTAAATTTATTTCTACTGCATATATTCCTGTTGCAAAGATGCAAGATAGTTCTGGTGCAACTCTTCTTCTTGATGAAGTTGGTGTTGACTCAGACTCTCCAGCGGAAGACGTAGAACAACAGTTGATTCAACAGAATGCTGTCGCTGGTCAGGTTCTAGGATATGTAGTAACCAAGGGTGGATCAGGTTACACCTCAGCTCCGACTGTAACTGTTGAAGGTAACGGTACAAACGCAAAAGCAGTTGCAACAGCAGTTGGTGGTGCAGTAACAAAAATCACAGTAAAAGATAGTTCAGATAATAGTATCGCATTTGGATCAGGTTATACCAGAGCAAGTGTTAAGATCACTGGCGGTGGTGGTGACTCTGCGGAAGCACGTCCTATCATTGGCCCACCTAACGGACTTGGTGCAGACCCACGTGATGATCTGAAGTCTGGTGCTATCATGTTTAACGCAAAACCAACAGGAACAGAGAACGGAGACTTTATCGTAGGTAACGATTTCCGTCAAGTAGTTCTATTAAAGAATGTACTGCAACACGATTCAAGTGCAGTCTTTACTGGAGAAACAGGATTTGCTCTTAAAAAACTTACGCTTACATCTGTAAACGATGGGCCTTTTGTTGATG